CTTAATAATAGGGCAGTGGCAGAAATGGCAATGCGAAAAGGATGGCGGTACAGTGATCGACTCCAAGTGCCACTATTCAAGAACGAATGGGGCACATGATGGGACTGTTTGATAGATTGTTTGGCGCCATTGGCGCAAAAGAAAAAGCCCTGGCAGCCATGGCTGCTGCATCCGCACCTAAGGTAAAGGAACCATCTGCGCCCAGAGAAAAGAAGGCGAAGGAAGAACCTAAAACTGCCAAAGAGATTGCCACAGACAACAAAGAGCCTTATGTGAACATAGTGAGTCTAGATGTAGATCTCAACAACTTGCATCAAGGTGCATTTGAATTGGATTGGAACGAGATCTTTGTGGCTCGATTGGTCAAGGCAGGCTACATGATCAAGAAGGATGACACTGACGCTGAGATCGTGGACCGTTGGTTCCAGAATGTATGTAGACATGTGGTTATGGAGACCTGGGAACAAGAAGAAGCCATCGCTAAGAGTGGCATGTGGGTTCGCAGCACCGATGTTGGAAACGGTCGATCAGAAGTATCATAATGGCGTTGGTAGCCAATGGATGTAGTTTTACCGAAGGGTATTACTTAGATGACAAAACAATGGCCTGGCCTGGTCGCTTGGGCAAAATGTTAAATACCAATGTACATAATCTTGCGGTTGGTGGTGGAAGTAATGACAGAATTTTTAGAACATCCATTCAATATCTTCATCTCAACGAAGATATTGATTTCTTAGTGATAGGATGGTCCGGACTAGCAAGATCAGAAATTCCTTTACATAATGGATCATTCTTAAAGATCATACCTGGCGGTGTAAGTCTAGAAGATCAGATCTTACAGAGCAATCCTCCAGACCGGTACCTTAAAGATTTTGAAACTAAATTTTATCAATGGCATTACAATAAGTTTGTTTGGACTAAAAGTCTGCTATGTAATATCATTACTCTTCAGATGGTGTGTGAGAAGAGAAAAATAAAGTTAAAACAATTTTTTGCGTTTGAACCGTTGATCGTCGAGCGGAACTATCTTGTTAAACTTTGTGAAGATTCTTATGAATTTTTTAAACTTGAAAATTTGCCTTTCTCTCCAGTCGAGGCACGGGATCATAACATAGAATTGATCCAAAGTCTTATCGAACAAATCGATTATCACAACTGGATAGGTTGGCCAAATACTACTATGCTAGATAGTTGTAAAAATTTTAAATCAGATCCGGTTGGACATCCGATGGAAGATGGACATCAACATTGGGCGACGGTAATATATGATTCTCTATGTGAATGGCGATAGCCATACTGCTGCTGCCGAAGCGGTAAGTCCAGCAGCCTTTGCTGAAGACGACGGCTATCCTGAACTGGGTCGACGACCACACCCTGCAAATCTTCAGGCAAGTTGGGGACAACAACTTGCCAACCGAATACATGCTGAGTTAATTTGTGATGCTGAATCTGCTGCCTCTAACTACAGAATCATGAGAACCACACGCGAATGGATGAAGAACTTGCGGCCTTGGGAATCTGCACTGGCAGTGATACAATGGAGCACATGGGAACGCGAAGAATGGTTGCACAACGGTGAATACTTGCAGGTGGGCAGTTCGGGGCTAGATCAGGTTCCTGACGAACTGGCAGATCAATACAAGCGATTTGTAGTTAATGTAGATTGGACTTGGTGTCAGCAATACTGGCACGACGAGATCTGGCAACTGCACTTGGATCTTGACGCAGCAAAGATACCACATGTGTTCTTCAACGGCAATAATTCATTTGATCGAATCCGTTCGGGTGCCTGGCACCAAGAGGATTGGAACAATGCATACATCGCACCATATTCTCAATACACTTTTGATCGGATCTTGCGCGAAGCCGATTTCACCACAGTGGATCCTGAGTCATGGCATTTCGGTGAAACGGCCCATTGCTTTTGGGCGGACTTTGTGTTACAATACTGTATAGAAAACAACATATGGAAACCCGATGCGATATCTGTTGATTGACACAGCAAATACTTTTTTCCGTGCCCGACATTCGGTTTTCCGCGCTGCTGATGCTTGGGAAAAGATCGGCTATGCTTTGCACATCGTGATGAGTTCCGTGAACAAGGTGAACAAGAAGTTCTCTGCGGACCATGTGGTTTTCGCACTAGAAGGTCGTTCATGGCGCAAGGACTTCTACGAACCCTACAAGAAAAACCGTGCTGTGGCTCGTGCTGCACTCAGCGCAACAGAACAAGAAGAAGACAAGATGTTCTGGGAGACCTATGATAACTTCACTAAATATTTGGCTGAGGGCACAAACTGTAGTGTGATCCGACACCCAGAAGCCGAAGCAGACGACGTCATTGCTCGTTGGATCGCATTGCATCCACAGGACGAGCACTACATTATTTCATCAGATACAGATTTCGTGCAGTTACTAGCACCCAATGTGAGCCAATACAATGGCATCACTGACGAACTACACACAGTCACTGGCATTTTTGATGCCAAGGGCCGCCGTGTACAGGACAAAAAGACCAAGACGGACAAGGTGGTCCCGGACCCAGAATGGCTGCTGTTTGAGAAGTGCATGCGTGGCGACACAAGTGACAATGTATTTTCTGCTTACCCGGGTGTGCGTGAAAAAGGCACCAAGAACAAAGTGGGTCTGCGCGAAGCATTTGAAGATCGCACAAACCGCGGATTCAATTGGAACAATCTCATGTTGCAACGCTGGACCGATCACAACGGTGTGGAACATCGTGTGAAGGACGACTACGAGCGCAATCGTGTGCTGGTGGATCTCACTGCACAGCCCGAAGAGATCAAGGCCAAAGTAGACGGTGCTATCCGCGAACAGATCAGCCACAAAGACATTGGGCAAGTGGGTGTGCGGTTCATGAAGTTCTGCGGCAAATACGAACTCACAAAGATATCTGAGGCGCCAGAGCAATACGCCGCCTGGCTCAACAACACATACAAAGGAACTTTAGATGAGCATAATAGCCAAACCAATAGTTAAAGATCAGTTCTACATCCTCACACAGGATGACAAGAAGATCGGTAACATCGAAGCCACAGGGGATGGTTTCGCAGTGCGGATTAACAACCAGGTCATTCCATTCAAGACCATAGCCATGATCCGCAAACAAGTTGACATTGAATTTCCAGCAGTGGGGAACAAGCCCAGTCGAGAGCCTGCCAGTTATCAGGTGCAAGGCTATCCGTCAGGTTCGAGAGTTTACAACCCCATCTGGAATGTTCAACACAAATTGCCCTTGTTTACCAAGAACAACAAATCACGCTCGTGGTATGCTGCTGGTTGGTATCAGGTCAAACAACGCAGAACTTGGAGCATAGTACAAAGCCCCAAGTTGATTACCTTGGAACGATATCCTTACCAAGGTCCTTTCTATACCAGAGAAGAAGCCAATGACAAACCCCTTCCTTGATCAATCTCGATTCATGCGAGCATGCAACCAGACCGTGGGTGCATGGAACGAACCTCAGTTCAACCTTTACACCAAACTTATTCAAGAAGAAACAGATGAACTCTGGGTGGCCAATGCTGCTGCTGATCCCAAAGAATGCTTGGATGCACTAATCGACATCCTGGTGGTCACAGTGGGTGCCATCCACAGTCTGGGTGCAGATGGTGCAGGTGCATGGAATGAAGTCATGCGAACCAATTTTGCCAAGATCGATCCTGCCACTGGTCGCGTGAACAAACGCGAAGATGGCAAGGTTCTCAAACCCGAGGGATGGAAGCCTCCTGAACTCGACCAATTTATTCAAACACGATGATTGAACCTCTACGCGATGATCTCATGGTCCAGCAACAACTGGGCTCGGAAGATGTTCCTTATGTAGAAAAGTGGAGACACATGGTAGCAGTGATCATGCTGAACCAAACAGGCCGCAAACCTGTGAAGACAGTGTATCCATTGTTCATGCACCACTGGCCCACCCCTGGTAGTCTATTGATCAGCACTCCTGAAGAGGTAAAGGACATCATCTGGAGCCTGGGCATGAGCACAGTAAAAGAGAATCGCATACGCCGAATGACTCAAGACTATGTGGAGTGGGACGGCAATGATGCTACAATGCTTTATGGCATTGGCAAGTATGGATCGGACTCATACGAGATCTTTTTCAAGCACAACTACACCGTGGAACCTCTTGACAAGGAACTGCGGCGCTACTTGGATGAAGAGGTGTTTGTGTGAGCATCCACATCAATCGATTCATTGACTCGGTCAAGGCACATGAATCTCGTGGTCAGAAAGACTTCATGATGCCCATGAAGGATGCCAAAGACCTGCATCGCGACATAACCAAGATGTTGTTGGCCGTGACAGAACTACAAAATCGCCTGCTGACGGCACTGCAAGAACAAACCATCACAGTGGAACTGGGCGCCAAAGACTTCTGAAAACTACATACATTTGGGATAAATAAATG